CCCAGATGTCAGCATGATTTCGCGGCCCTGCTTCGAGAGTGCATCTTTCCCGTAGCCGAGTTTCTCTTGAAGTGACATCTCATCCCAATCTTTACCCGATCCACCACCGTCACCAGGCGGATCGAGTTTATCGGGACCCATGCGCTCACCTATTGCGTGCAATGCGAGCAGGGTGTCTGGATGACTCAGCCATCCATTGTTGAGGAACGTGTCTTTCACATTCCCAGTATCCCCTAGCCCCTTGCCGATCCATTCCGCCAGCATATCGATGGCGTTGTTGCCTTTTGCGATGGAGGCCGGCCATAGCTCGCCGTTCTCACCTCCAAGGCGTGGGTCTGCTTTCGCTATCTTCTCCCACTCGATTGCTCGCTCGGCAAATGCTGCCTTCTGTTGCTCCACAAGGCCGGGCTCGAGGAACTTGCTATTCACTTCGCCGATGATGTCGTACAGCGCCTGCGCGTTGTCTTGCGAGGCACCGTACTCCTTCATCTTCTCCGCAAAGAACTTGTTCCCTTCGTCCCCCAACGTGGGGCCATCCGGTGCATGAAAGTCGGCATACTCCTCGGGCGGGCCGTCAAGCTGACCCTCGGAATCGCTACCTACTTCGCCGTCTTCGTTCGCAGTGGTTTCCCCAGAGTCCTTTGACTCAGAGTCCTTTGCCGAAGCTGCAGCCTTGAGTGAGCCCTCAATCCCTACGGACTCACTCGCTTGCGCTTCGGTCGATTCAGTTGTTGCAGCCGCCTCGGTCGACGCCTCAGATGCCGGCGCAGCCGCCGACTCGCTCGTTGCTTCACTCACCTCTTCACTCATCCGTCACCCCCTGGCATGAAATGCTCTCCGATCATTCGGAGCGTGTTCGACTTGCTCGCCATGTACATCCGCTCGTACCAGACCACTCCGCCCTCATGGGCCGACATCAATGCCGGGTCGCTGATGGTCTGTAGGAAGTACATGCTCCTCAACATCTCCGCTAAAACAACGCGACCCTCTTCACTCGACAACGTGTTCTGCAACCCGAGTTCCCAATCATCCGCCGCCATCAACCCGCCGCCACAGCATCGAGTGCAGTACCACCACCCAGCGGTGCAGCACCCAGGTCACGCGCCGCCTTGGCATCGTTAGCCTGCTGCTCCATCGCACGTTCCTCTTCAAGCGCAATCGCACGCTGATTCCGTATCTCGTCCACTGCGCCTTGATCCCGCATCAACTGAGGCGGCAGCACCCAGCCCTGAGACATCTCACCCACTGCAACATCAACATCGTAGTTGTCACTCGCACCGGGGTAGTACTGGTTGAGCTCTCCAACCACGAGGCCGAAGCGACGGATCGAATCGGTGATGGCACTCAACTGCTCGAGCGCCAACGAACTCGTGAACTGGATCTTGAGTGGCATCTCCGCGAGCTCGGGCGGCGGCTCCTCGAGCCTGCCCAATGTCGCCATGTGATTCCAGATGATCTCAATCGCCGGCTGCAACAGTTCCTGATGGATCGACTGCTGCATCGGGCCGAGCAACTGATACTTCTCGCTCTTGCGCTCCTGCACCTCGGGCACCGTCATGTTGTGGTTGCCGGTCTCGTCCAAGAGTTGGAACTGCTTGAACACACTGGCCCCGAGCACGTCCTCGAGCTTGCGCTCCCGCCTCGCGATCGTGTCCATGATCGCCTGATACGGGAATCCGTTCAGATCAATCGACGGGCGGATTGCATCGGCTCTCTGTCCCCGATAGCGGTTCTGCCCCCCGGCACGAAGATCCGCCCGTCGAAGATTCGCCGGAATGTTCATCGGCGGATTGATCATCTTGGACAGCGCCTCACTCGCACGCCGCTCCTCACTCTGGATCTGCCGGGCATCGGTCAGAGCACGCATGCCTCGAGACGATCCGTAAATCTCTTCCGAGCGCCGTCCAATGCGAGGCGCGACTACCGGGAAGATGTTATGCCCACCCATCTTCAGAGGCGGCTCTTCCTGGCCCGCGTCCTCTTCCCATGTGATGGCGCGATACCGCATGCCACGCCAGTCTGCGAAGTTGCGATCGCGATCCTTGCCGTTGGTCTCGATGAGGTTTGCGCACTTCACCCACCGATCGAGCTCGGGCACCTTCTTGTTGTACGAGTCGCGCGTCTTCTGCGTCACGTTGTCGATGCCGTACGTGTCGACCAGATTACGCACCGTGCGTGGATACCGATAACACACCGTGTCAAGTGAACCATCTGAGCCGTTGCCCAGGTAGTACGAGCCAGCGGTGTACTGAGTGCAGTGGATCGTCTTCACGTCGTGGATGTCGATACGCATCGCACCCTGGCCGAACGCGAGGATCTCGTCGTAGATTTGAGGCAGCACCGTGTACCAGTTTGATGTGTTGAGAACCTCGTACATGAACGACTGCTGCCGCCAGAGATACTCCTGCGCAGGCTTGTAGTCTCGAAGATCCTGATCCTGCGGGATGATGTTCACCCATGGAATGCTCGGGCTCGTGAAGCCACCCATCAGCCCGGCCGACGCAGTGTGGATCGCCTCCTCCGGTGTCGAGTTGTTGATGTCTTGATTGATCTTGAACCCATCGTTGGGCTCGTAGTCCTTCTGCGCCAGATACTTGCCACGCCGGTTGAGCAGGAACCGAGACAGGTCGTAGTGATGAGCACGCCACCCGCCGTTCTCGTACTCGTTGGCGAGTGAGTCCTTGCGCGATCGAGCGCGGCGCATGATGTCTCTGATCCGATCGGTGAGTATCATGGTTGCCCCGCCGGCCTGAAGAATGCGTTGTCAGTCAGCTTGCGACGTGCGAGATGAGCCGGGTCGAACAGTCCACTCGGCGTAGTCGCGTTGGTCTGCGATGCACCAAACTGCGCAGCTCGCTGTTGCTGAGTGGATCTCTGCTGCGCCGCATCAGCCTGCTTGATCCCGATACGGGGCTTCAGCGCAGCCAACGCAAGAGCCCTGGCCTCTTTGCCTTTCGTCTTGCCTCCCGGCCCGTTTTCTTTGCCTTCGAGTAAAGCAGTGGTCTCTCGAACCTGATCGAGTGTTGGGGCGTTTTTTGTGCCGAAGAATTCCTTGTTGGTGAAACTCCAACCCTCAGGGATGCCCTCGAAAGAACGGGTCGGGTCCTTGGTATAGACATTGAGCCCCGATTCGTTCTGAAACGACCTGAGCGCTGCTTCAACGCTCTTGCGCCCATACTGCTCGATCAGCACTTCGAGATCCGAGAATGTGATTTGCCGGTCACCCTCCGGCTTCTCGAGTTCTGCTTCTCTCTGTTTCTTCTTAGCCATGATCAGCTCCCCCTCAGATGAATGCGCTTGTTACGTGCGCGCCGCTCGGGGCTAGTTTCAGACGTGTCTTCCTGATCACTAGTGCGCGTGCCGTCCCACTGGTCGTAGTCCATTCGTGCAGTGGTGTGGCCATCGCTCTCCATGTGTTCAACCGACAGCATCTCGGTGATCTCATACGCATGCGTCAGCATGAACGCATCAGCCAGGTCGGGGGACGGTTCACCTCGAGCCATCAAGTGCTCCTTCGCCTCGATCTGCAGCGTGCCCTTCTGGTTGCTCACCACCTCCATCGTGGTCAGCTCACTCAAGAAGTCGTCGTTGTTCCAGAGTGCGCCGCCATCGCGTATCCAGTTCTTGCCCTTCTGCCACATGTCCGCACGCTTGTTGCGGTTGCTGTCCGGGAACTCGGAGCTCGATGCAGAATGGACGCCGATGATCGGGAACCCTAGTTCAAGAAGGCGATCAACTATGGGTCCGCCTAGACCATCGGCGTCTCCGAAGATGATGTCAGGCTTGAGGTCGTTCAACCTCGAAGCACACTTCGCTATGAACGTCGAAGTGTTTGCATCATCCGCGAAGATGTCAGGCTTGTGCGTGTTGCCATCCTTGCCACGCCGCCAGTACATGACCGAGCGGCAGTTACCACTACGTGCGAAGTCGATGCCACAGATGAGCGGGTCATCGAACATCGACACGCCTTTGCGCTTCATCGCATCCTCAACCCAATCGCTCGGGATGAACTGCTCAGCCGAGGCTCGAGGGAACTGGCCCTTGACTCGCACGCGGAAGAAGTCGCTGTCCTCCCCGTACTGCTCTTCCCAGTCTTTGAACAGCGCGAGATTTGTTCCAGGCACGTCGCGACTGTCGACGGTGATGGTGTGCCAGAAGTTTTTTCGCTTGCCGAAGCATTCGTAGAATCTGCCCGAGTTGCGTGTTGGGTTGCCGAACACAATCCAGATGATCTGCGTATCGTCGTCAGTCTGCGCACCCTCGATGGATTCCCAGATGATGTGAGGGATTGAGCTTGCCTCGTCGAAGATGATGAGCACCCGCTTGCCTGCGTTATGCAATCCCTGGAACGCTTCCGGGTTGCGCTCTGACCAGGGCGTGGCGTTGACTTGCCAGTTGGCTTGATGCGCCGGGTCGTTGCTGAACAGCGAGGTCGCGGTCCACTCGAAGAACTGTTTCGACAGACTCAGGTTGTGCCACTTGCTGAGCTCGGCCCATGTCTTGCGCCGCAACTGCTCGTCGGTGTTGGCGGTGGTTACGCCTCGAGCATCAACCATCGTGCCGACACACCAGTTGTTGAGCATCGCCACCTTGGCAGACTTCCCGATGCCGTGACCGCTCTTGCATGCGATACGGATTGGGCCGCGCGGTATTGTTCCAGCCTCCATCGCGGCCAGGTCGTTGCGAATGATGGTGTCGACTTGCACTTGCCAGTCATGCTGACTCTTGCCCTCGAGCGCAGTGCCGGGCTCATCCCATGGGTAGACGTAGGTGTTCCAGAGCAGCGGGTCGCACTCGCACTCGAGCATGAAGTCTGCATAGTCTCGCAGCGCTTGAGTCTCTGGGGCTGCGCTCATCAGTCCACGTCCTCAACCAACTGGTACTGAATGCCGAACACCTTATCGCCGTCCTCGATTCCGCAACGCTTTCCGGTTCGCACCGTGATTTGCTGGAACATGGACATGCCGACCTCGTAGCTCGGATGCGACTGGAACTTTTGGAGATGAGATGACGCGATCATCTCAGCGTTGTACTGCTGACTCTCGGATCTCATCCGCTGCGCCTCCGCTTGAGCTCGTCGATCGTTGCAGCCAGGCTGTTGCTGACCTCGACCTTCTCGACGAAGGCTTGCACGGTCTTGTGCTTGCCGAGCAAGCCGACTGCCTTGGTGCGATCGTGCAGCTTGAACTTGATCACGCGCTCGGGGTTCCCGAACTGGTCGTACTTCTCGTACTGGTCGATGGACATGATCTGCGCGGTGATCTCCCGCGGCAGCTTCGCGATGTCGTTGATGCCGGCCATCGAGTGCGTGCCATCACCGTTGTCGACCAGGAAGTTTGCGATGTCCACGTTGGTCAGCGGCAGCAGATCTCGGATCACCTGCTCTGCGGTGTAGAGCGCCTTCGCGCTGCGCTTGGCCTCGTTAGCGTCCACCGCAGCCTTGACCTGAGCATTACTGAGCAGCCAGTGGCCGGCCTCTGACGCTGCGTTCTTGGTGTACCCGGCGCGGATTGCAGCCTGGGTTGCATTGCCATCGATGGCGTACTCATCGACGAACCGGCGTTGCCGGGTGGTGAGTTTGGCGCGTGACTCGGGACGGAGCTGGCCCATCTTGTTCGACCGCGTAGCTTTAGCTTTACGCGCTGCTGGTTTAGCTGCCAAGACTCCCCCCGAGTCAAGACCCACATGGGGCTGCACTCGGAGCCAATCACAGATCTTGTGGGAAAACTACCCTCCTATGAACCTTTTAGCTCGAAGTGCGCGAAATCATTGAAGGTTTGATCATTTAAATCCTTATCCGAGTCCCAATCCCCACCCCATCGCAGTGCGATACCGAGTTGGTCTGCGGTTCCGAGCACGTATCCGCCGAAGAGCCGGAAGCGATCGAGATCCTTCC